CACACAACAATAAACGATTTTTACATATCGTTATCTAATGTTTTCACAACAGGTGTAACGACCTGATCTTGTTGGACATTAGTAGAACCAACAAAATTCTGTAATTCTGGTTTTAATCCGTCAAAGAAATAAGATATAGGCACATCTAATCCATTTGCTAATTGCAATAATCTAAATGCACTTAGTCCATTTCTTCCATTCTCATATTTTTGTATTTGTTGAAATGTAACATTACAATACTTTCCAACTGTTTCTTGATTTAACTTCTTTAATAAACGAATATCTTTTAATCGTTTACCAAGCTGTTTATCTATGTCTGATCGTTTCATCGTTATCCTGTTCCTTTTATTTTAGCGAATAATCCCCTTTAAGTCTATTACAACTTTTAAGTTATTCCGTTGTTCTATATCTTTAACTTGCTATAGAACCCTGAATATTCTCTAAAGCCTCAATTTTAGTACCAAGTCTATGTTGCTTATCTTGGAACTTTTGGAAAAGCTTCTTGTATTTCCATTGCTTACGCAAGTAATCATTACGCTTTTCCTTCATGTCTTGAAGCTTCTTTGGACATTCCATTATCCGCCTCTTCGTTTAGTTTAATATTAGCCTTGTTAAACTTTATGCTTTGTATCTCAACATCGCAGTTATCACTTGGCTTATCTTTCTTAGCAGCGTCTTCAACATTGCTAAAAAATTCTGTTATTCTAGCTTCAATGCTATAATAGAAATCTTTTTTTACTTTTCTATTTTCTAAACTCATTAGCCTTATATGTTATATTTATTTTCAAACTATTTACAAGTTTTAATTGTTTAGGATTTAACCTAATCTTTCTTCTACTTGAATCTGTTTCTTTATCAATGACACCAATTAACACTAAATCATTTACTATGGCATTGGCTCTTGACCTTGTAAAACCTAGATTTTTAGCAATCTCTGCAAAGGTAGGGGTATAATCATTGTCATTAAAATACTTCACAATAAACTTAAATACCTCTTGTTTTCTTTTACTAAAGTATATTTTATTCATCTTTGTCCTTCTCAAATAGTTTCGTTATGTTGTTGTCTTTGATTGCTTTCTCAGCATCTTCTATGTGTTTAAATAATTTTTTTTCAATCATTTTACTTTGAATTAAAAATTCTAATAATTTTTCTATATATTTTTTTGCTTTCTTAATATCCATAATAGTAGAACTTAAACCACCACCATGTTTTTCCCCTGACCTAAACAAATGTTTAGCAGCAGAACCTTTCAAATAGCCAACCACCTCTTGATCAGATAGTTGGCTAATGATTGCATCCCAAGTTTGGGTTTGCTTTTTATAATGTTTCGGATCGTCTGATTCCATAATTAAAACGGAATTGAATCCTTATCCTTCTTGTAAGGGTTTGAAATCTTAAAGTGAGGATTATCTTTTCCTGTTTGAGGATTTACTGCATTACCCCAAAACGATAAATCATATTTACCAGCAGGTATCGTAATATCTTCCTTTAATTCAAAACCATTCCAAGAATGAGTTGGTGATTTTTGTGAAGGAGTTTCATTCCTAAACACATTAAAGTAAATGGGTTTTTTTAAAGCCATTCATATCTCCTATTTATTAGCGTTTATTTTTTTTGTAACTTCTTCGTTTATGTGTTGTGCCTTCTGCTTGACATACTCAAAGGTACTTGGGTCAGAATCTTTTAAGTCCATAATTTTAAACTCTTGCATAAACTTTTGCTTTTGAGTTTCATAATTACCCATGTTCTTTGCATACTTAGCTGTTTCAGTTAAGTATTTTAAAAACTCATCTGCTACCGCTTTTGCATTAGGATTGGGTTGGACATTGGTTTTAGGTTGAGCAAAGGGTTTAGCATTATATCCATCTTCCCCATCACTCTCACCAGTTTTTAAATGTAAAGCATTTAAGAACGCATATTTTTTTGAATATGACATGGCTTGACCAGTTGCAAACTTATCAAGTTTATTCACTGCTGACGTTCCTGAAATCGTAATAGATTGTTTAGGGTCATCAATTAAATATATGGTCATCTTACAAGTCACTAAAATATGTTGATCTTGTAAATCATTTTCATATTCTACTACCGGAAACAATCTGTTTTCCAATAATACTTTCATTGCTGTTTCTTGAACCTGTTCATGGCTCAAAGGGTTAAAGTGCATACCAGGTTTCTTTTTATCTTTACTGACAAAAGCTCCAGCAGCACTAGCTAGTTTTTCTAATATATCCTTCATCGGCAATAACTCTCCTTAACTTGTTGTTTTCCTATCGTTGTGTGAAACCAAATATAACTATATTGTGTTCCTTCTTTGGTACATTTTTTACCTAACTGTATTTTATATGTTTCTCTATCTTTAGATGCTGCACAACTAATCAAGACCAACATACAAAGTAGGCTTATTATCTTTTTCATTTTTCTCCTTTCGTTTTAATAAAAAATTTTCTACTTTAATCATGATTGCACCAATAATGCACATGATCACTGCAAACCAAAAATAAAATGTGCAAACAAACATGACAAAAAAGAATGTTTCCCAATCACTCATATATCTAACAACTTCTTTCTGATTTTTTCAAATTTGTCTGCTACAATCTTTTCTAAATTGGTTTCTAATTTTAATTCTATTTGTTGAATGACAATCATTCTTTCAAAGTAAGTCATGTCTGCACTTTCTCCTGCATGAAACTTTTCTAATATTTTATCTATTCGTACTTCAAACTCTGGTTCTAATTTATCTTCTTTACGATCATTCAGCATTTGCTCAACCATCGCTTTTTCTGCAAAAGTTAAATTGTTATTCATTGTTCCCCTTAAAACTTAATCTTAAATTTTCATGGCTCTTTCTCATCCAGGTATCTACTTCTTTTCTAAGCCTAGAGTTATCAGTCATTAATGATTTATTATCTTGTTTTAATACCTCAATACTTCTTTTTAACTTTAAAACCATTTCTGTTAAATGTTTATATTCCTCAGAATGAATGGTTGTTACATTGTTTTCATGATCTGCCATAAATGAAATACCCCCATAATAAATAATAATATTGATGCACCAAAATAAATCCAAAAATCTTTATCAAACATAAAGTTTCATAAGTCTTTCTATATATTCTGAGTTTACTCCTTTCCACCAAAAGTCATCTTTTCGTATTGATGAAAAATCTGTTTTAATAATACTTGCTAATTTTTTAACATCTCCATCTGCAAACTTTAATTTATTCTCCCATATTTTTTGATACAAAATCAATTCATCATAATACTTAATTAAATTATCTGGTCTAAGTTCTGGTGTATTGTCCTCATGAAAAGCCATAACCTCATCTTCTGTTGCATAAATTAAACAAGGTTTTAAATGTGGTAATGCTTTATTATACAATGCCATTGACATAATATCTTTTGTAAAAATTTTATCATCAATCTTTCTTTTAGATATTGCATATCCTGTTTTGTTTTTTCTAACTGTGCCAAATAAATTTTTAAAATCATAAAAGTATTTTGAACCTTCCAAATCAATGAAACATCTAAAATATGTTCCAATCCTATCATCCCAAATTGTATATTCTGTTTCCGCTTTAAATGTTGAACCGCTATCTAGTTTTAAAACTTCACCTACAATATTTTTAATAATTTGTGGTGCTTGTTTCGCAATTAATTCAGCTTTAATTTGATCTTTATTTCGTTCCGTCATAATTTTTTACTTTTTCATTTAATACAGCCATGACCTCATCAATGGTTTTATGTTTGGTGAGCATATCTTGAGCTGCCTCATGAATTAATGTTCCCATAAAGAAACTAGCATTACTTGGTAAACCAGCTCTTTCTTTTGGAGTTAATACAATACGTTGAAAAAATCTAACATCATCAGGTAAACTGTTTTCTGATTTGCTAGTATTGGTTAAGCCAAACTTTGTGTAACATTCATCAATTTTTTTTAAATCGTTATCCATGATTCGTTTTACTATTACAATTTTGTGAACAATGCAAGACTCAAATATTTAATATTTATTTACATTGATTTAAAAGTGAATTTGGCTATAAGTGATTCGGTGATAACGATGA